CAGGGTCGTTTAACGAGTTCCTCTTCCTCGTAGATTGATTACTTTTGATTGATCAAATCCAAATACTCTTCATGCTGGTCATAGATCTTTGCTCTTCCATCTAACTTACACCCTCTACCTGTTGGGTTAAGGGATTCGTATATCTCCATAGGATCTCTATCACCGGAAAATTTATCTATTAATGAACAAGAAATCACTGCCAGTAGATCAGTCTCAGCATCTAATTTAGATGACAGTTCATCTACTTCATCTTTAGATATATTATACCTGTCCCAAAGTAGTCTCAGAAGATCATCATTGTAACTATCATCCCATCTATCATCTGATCTATTGGTATATTTAAGTGAATTATCTTTCAATGTTTCAAGTATCCTATCATCTTCCTTACCTGATGGGGGTAATCCCAATCTCATTAACATGTTAGCTAGATTGGAGTATAAATGTAACTTACCACACCAGGTCGATATTTGTTTACCTTCATCATATGCCAATAATCGAGCATTACGTAACCTAGTAGCTGGATCTAATGCTGTGTTCTTATCTGTCCAAGGAGTCAACTGCAGCAATCTAGGGAGCTTTCTTACAAGTTTAACATTGCCATCTTTATCTGTTATAAAATCACAAGACAAGAAATCTGTGTCATGAATATTTTCTGAAATCAGAATAGTTCTACAGATAAGTGCAAGTTTATTATCTCTTTGAACAGCTCCAGGCTTAGTAGTGGCATCATATATGTCTCGTATAATGTACGACATATCATAGGCTGCTCGTTTATAATTGTCTAAAGTTTGCAGATCACTATATATATGTACGTCGTCTCCAAGATTATAGAACTCAAAGTCTACTCCCTCAACAGCTCCTACATACGCCATAACCTCACGAACATAAGTTCTAGCCCTCTCACCATTGCATGCTGATGTCTTCATTATACCTGATGGTATGGTGCCTTCGATCTCATATCTATAATAGTCATTATTTACTGATTGAGTGGTATTAAAGCAAATCTTTCTTACATCATCTACATCTGCATACTCAGCTATTTGCGACAAGTTTGCATTTATTATCTCATTTAAGATTGTATTATCTATTGCTTCTTGAACAGGCGCCAACTGAGTGGAATCAAAGCCCGAAAAGTCCTGAGGCAAGTATGCATTAAATTTTAAGTTTGACATACTCATCTTCTTACCTATCTGTTTATGTGACAAACCACTAACATTAGCAGGGTCAGATTTCTGGATCCTCATCATAGCATGTATTATAGGTCCCATCAAGCATTTTGCTATTGCATGTTGCTCTGTAATAGTTCGCGCTTTGCATTTGGGATCTTTAAAATCTATGAAGTTCTTTTCGTCTATTTTGGTCTTCATCTTCATATCCTTGTCAGTGAGTCTATCATGATGCAATGACTTATCTCTCAGTCTATCAAGATACATGGCATAGCCTTCCATATACAAATTACGCTTGGACTCAGTTAATTCAGATTTCCACAGATCAAAATCTACTGGACAGTAAGGGATTTGTGACACATTCTTTCTATATTGATCACTAGCTTTATAGAATCGCTTCAATCTAGCTATCCTAGCGGGATCTAACTTCATGCTAACATTCTGAAATTGTCTGTATATCGATTCTGTTGAGTTTCGAAAACAATTGTGTAGCTTGAATGGCTTGAAGCTCCTATTCTGGTATCCAATCATTATAGGGCATTTTTGCTTGAGATCAGTGTTATCTACTGCAAGAGCCTTATCACATTCCAATATCCATGATTTTTGAACCTTTGACTTCATTGTTATAGGGTATTGTGTACCTCTAATGTGCATCCCATACCCAGTTCTAATATCATATAGAAAACCAAACTCTGTAAGAACCCTAAGCATATTATCTATGTTGTTTGGCGTGCAGCTAGAAGGTATAACATGCATTGGGGATGATTGCACTCTTATACTAGCTAATATGACATAAAGTATATTGAAAATATTCATGTATACACATAGCCAAATGAGCTGTTTTCGTCTAGTAAGAATCATAATAGCTTTTGATATTAACACTGAGCATATAAAGGTTACTGGATCATAAATTGATAAACTGATCTGAGACATCAATAATACCCCTAACAACTGCATAAGGACTATAGCTTTATCTCCATAACTGCGCCATCTGAGGTATACCCAATAGACTGGTATTAACAGTAATATGCGTACAAATTGGGACACCATATAATACCAATCAGGATCTAACACCTCTACTATAAGGTTTGTACCTGTCAGGACGTGATGTCTCCACTCTAAAGAGTGTTGTAGGAATGTTTTGTTCATATCACTAGTATACATTGGAAGTGAATCCAAATAATGAACATACTTCTTTGGACCTACCAATAATCTAGGAGCTGGTGTTGGAGTTGTTGGAACATCTATAAACCATGTTAGTGCGTAAAGACAAATAAAAAATAAGGGTATTCGCCAATAAGTCTGTATCACTGACTTAGTCTTCTTTGCACCTGCTATACACATTGTTGAAACTGAATCTACAGCTATAGATACAGGACTGCGATATCTGAATGGGTTATAATTAAAAATAGTTGACAGTATTTGGTTCTTCTGCTTGCGGACTATGTAGTCTGCTCCTATTTTTGCTGCCCCGGCCATGATTGGTCCTATCATCTCATTATTGGCTCCAGTGTATTTATTGTCTAAGCTATTGATAGAGTTGATTATTGTTATACCTTTATCCACTATTTTTTCCAAATTATCAGGAATCTTAGAAGTTATTAGATCTACCGTCTCTTGGAGGGAGTCTATGTATTGAAGGGCTTTAAACTGGATGTCAGTGGAATTGGTGTCCAGGCTCAAAGACTTGGTAAAACCCGAAAGTGTTTTCTTGACCATGACAGCATATCTTGCAACAATCTGGACAAATTGAAGCGCCTGAGTAGAGTTGCATTGATACTGCTGACTCATAGCATTTCTAACCATACCTTCTAATGATTGTGGAGTTATATTCGGGGACATACCTCTATATAGACCTTGAAAGATTCGTAGTGGCATCCTAATTCCTGTGGCTTTTATAACTTTTGCTTTGTCACCAATTATAGAGTGTGATGATTGCTGTAACCAGTATATATCACCATCGTACAAGAGAGCTGTAGCATCGGATTCACATGCATAGATACCTTCCTTTGCCTCATCTTTGAATAGCATAAGGGAGGGATACTCTGTAACTGTTATCATGGGTCTGGCTGGTGCATATGTCGGAAAGGGAGATACTACCACTCGAATAATACAGTAGTAATGGTCATCATTGGTACTAATTTGCCTTTTCCTCTCACAGGATTCTGTTATGAAAAAGCCCTTATATTCATAATGATAGGCCTCATGAATATTCTCTGTGGTCCAGCGTGTCCCGTCTCCTCTGGATATATGTGTATGAACATATGGCTGTGTATTTCCTTCAACTAGCATTAACAATTTATTAGCATTAGACTTAAGTTCTCTAATCTCTCTAAAGGTTGGTTTAGAAACATCTTTAGCAGTAAACACATGTGCACAATAATAAGAAACCGGGCTCAACCCTTCTGCAAGATAATCTCGTGTTAATTCTTGCATGTTCTTAGTATCATACCCATAGTAACCACTATCAACGTCCATAAACACCACCAATCTGCCTTTAGCGTAGGCCAATACATGAGGACAAAACTTGCCTGTTTCTCCACAAAAACAGAATTGACATGTGGAGTAACTGACAGTATTCCTCTGCAGGTGTGTCATATATTTCAATTGTCTATCATAATCTATAGTGTCCTGAATCATATTTAGACTGAAACAAGGTAGTCCTGCATCATGCGCCCTCAGAAAATTTCCTCCTCTTTGAACAACAGCAACAGTGTCACCATATTCCTCTCTAATCAAATTATACATGGTGATTTCCATAATCTTTCTCCAATCTGCCAATATTGGATGTGGGTGTGTTGAGACACCTGGTTGTCTAGTTGTAGTGAATCCGTCTTTGCTGAAAAATTGGAATCCACTCTCATCTTCATCTCTATATCGTATTGTCCAGTTTTGAATAGAACCTCTGTTCCAACCATATTTGGTGTTGACAAAATTTTCATCGTGCAGATTTCTTCCATTAACTTGAGGGGGTTGTATTAGTGAGTTGGATATATTTAAATGCCAAGCTAGCAACTCATCAAATCTTTTCATAAGAAAATGCCCCTTCTTTGGATATTTATAAGTAGACAAAATGTAATCAAAAGTAACGGTTGTATTGCAACCATGCTCGTCTACGGCATGGTAGGTTATAAGACCTACCACCCGACAGACGTAGTATACAATAAACCCAATCTGTACTAATGGCGTGTAGATACCTGCTTGGGGTAGCGGATTTCTTGCGAAGCCTAGCAACGCATTAGTGCAGCCTAAATTTAAAACATTATTATGTCTTAGCAACAAATGTTG